GAAAAGATCAATACACAGAACAGCGGAATCAATTCTGTTTATACATCAACAAGAGGTCTTTCCGGCTCTACTGTAATACCTCTAAACAATATCTTGGGAACAACTGCGGGAATAAACGATGTATTGAACACGGAAGCTGCTGGATATACGTTTGACCCAAATAACCCATTTGCGGCTTGCGATTAATAAGGAATAAAAAATGTTTGAGTATTTTTACAATAAAAGTTTAAGAAAGCTCGTAGTAGGATTTGGTGCTCTGTTTAATAATATTGTTGTACAGCATTCAAATCCAGATAATATAAATTCACCAATACCAATAAGAGTTCCAATTACTTACGCACCACAAGAAAAATTTATAAGAAGACTATTGGAGCCGTCTTCGATAACTGATGGCACTAGAATCGAAACACAATTGCCTAAGTTGAGTTATATCATAACTAGCATAAACCCGGACAACAGTAGAAGAAGAAATAAATTTTCACCAGTAACATCTTACACTACAGTAGATGGTGAATGCACTTCTACGCCCAATGAACAAATTTTAGAACAAGTTCCCGTAAATGTCCAATTTTCTCTGTTTATTTACACAAGACACGTAGATGACACTCTTCAAATTTTTGAGCAAATTATACCATATTTCAACCCAGACCATATAATTACCATGGCATTGAATGATGTTCAGGGTGATGTAAAAATACCCATAACTATGGTTGGAAATAATTTAAGTGAAAGATTTGATGGTGATTTTAGTAATAGAAGAATAAATATTTCTTCAATAACTTTTGTTGCCAAATCATATATTTACGGAAAAGAAAGATCTTCTATTAACAATATTAATTCAGATTTGATCGATATTAATCTTGATTTGGACTTTTAATGAATATAAATAAAAATTTAGCTAACTTTTTTAATGTGCCCGCACAAAGTGAAACTAGTAAACCTATTGCTGGTGGCACTTTTGATTCAGCAAGTTTTCAAAAAGATTATCAATATGTTCAACAAAATCTTAAAGATCTTGTCAACAATGGAAATGCTGCTCTTGAAAGTGCATTAAAAGTTGCAACGGAATCTGATAGCCCAAGAGCATTTGAAGTTGTTGCTATTTTATTAAAGACTATGGCCGATCTTAATAATAACGTTTTAGACGTTCATAAAAAAGCCAAAGATGTTACTGGAAGTAAAGTAGAAGTAAAACAAACAAACAATTCAGTTTTCGTTGGTTCTACAAAGGACTTGCAAAATCTTTTAAATAAAGAGAGAAGTACAGAAAAAGAAGTTGTTGATGTTGAGGTTGTGAAAAATGAACGAAAAGAATAATACAGGCTATAGAAATAATCCGAAGTTAAAACCACCTGGCGTAGAACTTCAATATACGGAAGAACAATTAAAAGAATACGTCAAGTGTGCCAATGACCCTGTATATTTTTGTAGTAAATACGTAAAAGTAAAAACTCTAGACAAAGGCGTAATGCCTTTTGAACTATACGATTATCAGCAAAAATTTGTAAATGCTATCCATGCAAATAGATTTGTAATTTCAAAATGGCCGAGACAATCTGGTAAATCTACATCGGTAATTGGGTATATTACTCACTATGTTACTTTTAATCAATCTGTCAGTTGCGCAATTCTTGCAAACAAATTAAAAACGGCTAAAGATGAATTATTTGCAAAATTACAACTTGCATATGAAAATTTACCACATTTTTTACAACAGGGTGTAGTTGAATGGAATAAAACTTCATTTAAACTAGAAAACGGTTCAAGAGTTATATGTGACGCAACTTCATCCAGCGCAATTCGTGGTGGATCTTTCAACTTGCTTCTTCTTGACGAATATGCCTTCTTGCCGTCTTACGTAGCCGAGGAGTTCTATTCATCCACATACCCAACTATATCCGCTGGTACCACAACCAAGCTTATAATCGTTTCTACGCCCAATGGAATGAACCACTTTCACAAACTGTGGGTGGACGCAAACAGACAAGATGGGCATAAATTAAAAAATAAATTTATACCAGTAGAAGTAAACTGGAGAGAAGTTCCAATAACACCCGGTGGCCCAAGAAGAGACGATGCTTGGAAAGCAGAACAAATAGCAAATACCAGTGAAGAACAATTTCAACAAGAATACGGATGTAGTTTTCTTGGTTCTTCAAACACATTAATTTCTTCTACAAAATTAAACGTGTTAGCTCCAGAAGAATTTTTAAGTGAAGATTCGGAAGGTCTTAGAATTTTTGAGGAACCTAAAAAAGATAACATCTACTTCTTAATGGCAGACGTTTCCCGTGGACAGGGTTCGGACTATTCTGCATTTACGGTTGTGAGTGGAAATGAATCACCGTATAAAGTTGTTGCAACTTATAGAAACAATACAGTGAGCCCCTTTAATTTTCCAAATGTTATTAAAAAAGTCGGTGAAAGATACAATAATGCTTACGTTTTAGTAGAAATAAATGATATAGGTGGTCAAATTTCAAATATTTTGTATAATGATTTAAATTATGAAAATCTTTTGATGACAAGAATAATGGGAAGAAAGGGACAGGTTTTATCACAAGGATTTGCTCAAGGAAACAGTGAAATGGGTCTACGTACAACAGCTCAAACAAAAAAATTAGGTTGTGCGATCTTAAAAAGATTGATTGAAGAAGATAAACTTTTAATAAATGATGAAAGAATTGTACAAGAATTGATGACATTTGTGTCAAAATCTAATACTTTTAAAGCTGATGATGGGCACCACGATGATTTGGTTATGACTTTGGTGTTTTTTGCGTGGCTTTGTAGGCAAGAATATTATGCAGATTTAATTGAATCTGCAAAAATGAATTATGAAGAAGCAAAGAAACCCGAAGACGATAATATTCTTTTCATGTTAAATCCCGAAGAAGGGGAAGACGGTGAATTTAAAGCTAATGGCGTTGTTTGGTATCCTGCTTAAAAATTATAAATAATTTTAAGGTAAAAAAATGGCAAACCCAACGCTAAATTCTTTTATAAATCCAACATATTACGTTTATACAGGATCCCAGAGCTCACTATATTGTGGATTTTTGGCTGGATCTACGTATGTTGCACCAACTTTTAATGGAGTCTCTGGTGCAGCCAGCAACGATCCGGGCGGATTATTTGGGTGGTTAATCTATTCAAGAACACAACTTCAAGTTCCTGCAAAAGGCGAAACTTTTGACTCATATATTATCTATTCAAATCCCAATGATTTTGTATTTGATTTGAATTCTTTGAGCGGAGTTACATCATGTTTGCTTACAACTTCTGCAACTCAGGGAGGAACTTTTGGGTTTTTCTCATCAGATAGTGCACAGATAACTGGAAAAACAAATGGAAATGATTTTCTATCTGCACTTTACACGCTTGCATATGGTACAAACTTAGTAATAACAGGAAGTACTGCCGGATTTATAAGTTTTGAAAGCCAAAATGACAATTATCTAGACGTTTTAATGTGTAAGGGAACAACAGCAGAAGCCAGATATCTTGAAAATGCAGTTTCTACAATAGGAATTTTTCCATCAGTCAATGATGGTGCGGGACAAACGGCTTTAAATTTTGATGCACTATTTACATCAACGTCTTTGGTTAGTGGTAGCACAGTAGCAGACAGAATTTTTTCTGTAAGTGGAAAAAATTACAAATTTAAAATTCCAACCACATCTTTGGGTACAAATACAACAATAACAAATACGATAAATTTGGTCCCAGATGTAGTTGGTGCATTTGCTACAGCAAAATCAAGAAATAACATTTATTATACTGTAGCTGGTCTTGGCAATTCAACAGTATTGAATGGAATTGTTCAAAATCCAATTAATTGGACAGATACAAACACAAAAAATATTTTTAAGAAAAACAGAGTAAATTTTTATATAAAAAACGATAAAAACTATTTTATTGGATTAGATATTGTAGGTGCTACTGCTGGAGCCAACTCATCATATACATCAAATGATAGAATCGGTCCATCTAAATTAAGAGTAGATATTGAAACAAATGTTAGAACCATTGTGTTAAAATATGTGTTTTTGCCAAACAATGCTACAACAAGAGCTTCAATAACATCAGAAGTTTCATTTTATCTGCAATCATTGGGTGCATTTTTGGATCCAGAATTTACACAAATTACTTGTGACAGTTCAAACAATGACGATAATAGTTCAACTCTTGTTGTTGACACAATCGTTAAACCATTAATATCATCTGAAGAATTTAGAATTTCTGTAATTACAGAATCAAGCACATAATATGGCAGTATCAACAAATTCAATTCAAGCTTTTAAACAAAACTTTGGAGGTGGCTCCAGAGCTAATAGATTTGAAATCGTGAATACACCGTCTGAAATGTGGCCGTCGGGGGTTTCAGTAAATAGTAACGAATTTTATAAATTTTATTCGTCTTCGTTGCCAA